TTGTGTATCATGGAAACCGGGGATTAACAGAGGCCCAACAACACACATTCAAATAGGGAAGGAAGGCTACCCATGCCAAAATCTAAACTGTACCGCGTCATATGGGAAATTGATATTGTCGCAACGTCACCAGAACGCGCAGCAAAGGCAGCACTTGACATTCAACGTGATGTCAATTCAAGTGCTCTAGTCTTTCGTGTGGCAGAAAAAATGTGTGAAATGGAGTTTGATCTATGGACATAAGACACCGACTCATAGAGGATGATCTAAGTGTGACTCGCGGGAACAATGGACGGTTCCAAGACCGTTACAAAGTCCTAACCGAAGGTCAGAAGATCGACCTTCAGGTCTTCGACGAAAGCCACAGCCTCATACTTGCTTGTGCGGTAGGTTGATAGTGTGGGATGATGTTTGCTTACGGTGTCAATCAAATTGGAGGGGACCATGCTAGAATCCACAAGTGATTCGTTTGCGGATAGTAGGCCACAAGTCGGAGGGGAATACTTAGGGAAGTGTTTTAGTTGTCATGGTCCTATTTATGTCGGGGAAGATTGGACCTACTACGATAGACCACGCATCTCCGCATATAACAACTATCTAAAAAACTGTGAAGACTGTAGAGGAGGTCCGATAGATCATGAAAACTAGAATCTACGATCAGTCAAGTATAAACCCTAAAGGTATTCCAGAAGATCCTGAGCGATGTATAAAAGATGTTCATAACTGGAAAGGATGGCACATTTTACAATGTAGCCGTAAGCGCGGACACGGGGTGGAAGGACTGTACTGTAAACAACATGGGAAAAAATATGAAAATCAAGCTAACAGCAAAGACCGCTAAAGGTAGTCAGATTTTAAGGCAGCACGGCCCACCTACGCGGGTGATCCGTGAGGCTGAAAACTTGCCTATAGGTCCTGGCATGTGGTATCTTTTCGGCTGGGCAGATGGGTATTCACGCTGGGTGAAGTCTACAAACGATCCGATTTTTGAGATCACACACTGGAAGGTATAGGGGAATAAATCAGATTCCACAGAAGTCTAACAAGTTAGGAGGTGATAACTATGAATATGGTAACAGTGTTAGAACTGAAATTGAAAACATGTAGGGAAGAAATAGAAGCACGACAAATTGAATCGGAAGTTTATAAACATTTTCTAGCAAGGATCAATTCGGGGGAGATTACTGAAGCTTGTCCTGCGCCAATTTGGGATAAAGACATTATCCAAGAGGGAATTGTAAATGCCTATAACGATAGTGGAATATTGCGTCCGAATCTAATTGCAGCCATTAAATACTATCGGAGTGTGACCAGTAGAGATTTGCGGGATAGCAAAAACTACTGCGAGGCGTTGTTTGTAAAACACTTTGGCCTGAAACCTTGGAGGATTGTATGAAAAATGTGTACATCGTATTACCCGATGGTAAAGTGGTGATTGTCACCCCTAACGCGGACCCCAAATTGGTGGCGGTCCTTAAACAGAAAGGAAAATAACATGGGAGATCGTGCGAATGTAGTCATAAGAGGGAAATATGGGGATGATATCTGGTTGTATACTCATTCCTTTGGTTCAGATTTGAAAGATATTGTCAAAAAAGCATTAGCCCGTAAACAACGGTGGGATGATCCTGCGTACCTCACCCGTATTATCTTTTCAGAGATGTTGAAATACGCGGGTGCGCTGGATACAGAATACGGCTTTGGAATCTCAACATTTCTTCTTGATAACGAACACGGGGTCATTGTGGTCGATGTTCCAAATCAAAAAGTTGTGCGAATGGAAGAGCGAAATTTAGAAAAACAATTACGAAACAGCCTAACCGTTCAAGTGCTGCCAAAGGTTTTAGATTATCGAGTGAGTCGAACCTTTGAACAATTCGCGGCCAATGGGTTTAAGGCAGTCAAACGAGTAGAACGGCGTAAAGGGTGGGATAATCGACGCGGCACAAAGGGTCCATCGGAAAAGGGTGCTAGACGTAAAAATGATGGCCGCAGAAAGGATGATTAAATTATGGCCCTCCGTAAGGTCAAAAGAGTTATTCGGGCTGACCACACAGTTATGCACGACCGCCACGGGAATAGGATTTACCCGCCTAGTCCTGGTATGACACGATGGGTAGTTGATACGGGTGTGTACGGGGATGCGTGGGGAGGTCAGAGGCTACAATTTCGAGGGCCGGAAGATCCTCCCACAATTTTAACAGGGCTTGAAAAGAAACCCAGAAAGGATTGAACATGGCACTGAAACCAAGAGATAAGTATACACTTTAGAAAGAGAGGAATTATGAGAAAACAGACAGCGTTGTTTTGGTGTGGTGTGTGTAAAAAGCCAGTCTTTCGTGCTGGGAAGAATGTAGCTCGAAGCAAGCAGCTATGTGGTAAACATGGAAATCTCAAACAAGAAATAGATCTCCCTCAAATCGAACGGAAACCGGCTCAGGAGCCCTTAATTAGTGGAGAGCCTGGTAGTGTGGTAGCTTATAATCTGAAGCGGTTAGAATGGAATAGGCGCAAGCTAAACAAAGTAGAAGAGTTGATTCCGAAGTACACACAACTGACGTTCCCCGACCTGTGGTCGATGGCCGCTCGGGAACTAGGAGAACAAGAACAATGATATGCCCTCGGAAGGGCTGTGAAGGGGCAGTCGAAGGCCCGCAATATGAAAATACCACACAGGGACGAGTATATACAATGCACTGTCTCAACTGTGGTTGGAGGGCAAATGATTCAATTCTCGCCATTCCCACAGAGTCAGTCCCACGGGTGTTTCCGAGATGTAGCCCGGATGTCCGTAGGGCTCCGAAACCCCAAGTGGTGTATAGGAAGCGGTTCAAGATAGATTTGTCCAAATATGAGTTTGAGCCTGGGGATAGAACCGGACCACAAGAGAGAGAGCTATGAAAGACTCCTTAGCAGGATTGAGTAGATTATCTTCCCTCCGGGAAGCTAATGTTATTATAGCACGAATCGGGGCGTTTGTCAAGAAAAATCTTATTTGGGGTATCATAGGGGCTATCGTCGGGTTTATTGCTCACAGAGTATGGGGAGGTTGATTATGATGTGGTTAGGGTTAGGGATTGCAGTAACACCATTGTTATCGATTGTGTGTTTGGTAGTAGCAGCCTTTTTGTTAGACGAGATAGAGCCTCACCCAATTTTAGTTATCGGGGCTGGAGTTTCAGCATTGATCTTTGCTGGTCTTTGCGGAAGTTTCATTACTGCATTATTTTACTTGACAAACGAGTAGGAGTGTGAGATAATGAGTCCTACAATGGAAACGCTAACACTTGAAATTTTTGGCTACACTCCAATGGGCCGCTTTGGGCGTGTTTATCTTCCACAAGTGTTTGGTGGAGGATGGTTTTACACAATCGAAGATCAGTGGAGAGACAATGAGCCGTTTAAGTCTTGTATCCCCGAAAATGAATATATCTGTCGAAAAGGAACTTACCCAAAACATGGGGTTGCCTTTGAAGTATTAAATGTTCCTAATAGAACAGCCGTACTTTTTGGCCATGTGGCAAATAATGAGGATGATATCGAAGGGTGTGTTGGTTTAGGGCTTGGTCTGGGATGGGTTCAATCAAAACGCGGGACTGTACCGAAATGGTCTGTGACAGGCAGTACGTTGGCGTGTGAGCGATTTATGACTAAGATGAAAGATGTAGCATGGTTCAAACTGAAGATCGCGCAATACAAGCCTTAAATGAAAATAATGATTAAAACAAAGAAAATATCTGGGGCCAAGGTGGATAAGATGTTCAAGACTCGTCCCAAACCAGTAGCACCACAACGGTAAGAAATAAGAGAGGATAAATGGTGGCAAATCCAACGCAAGCCGAGTTATGCATCCGTCGTGGCTGGTCCATTGTCGCCTTAAATGGGAAGATTCCCATTGAAAAGGATTGGACGAACCACCCCAAAACCACCAAAGAAGAGGCAGTGAAAATTGCCGAACGCGGGAACTTTGGGATTCGCACGGGTCGTATCTCAGATTTGGCTGTGCTGGATGTGGATATCAAGAGTGGAGGTTTAGAATCTCTTGCGACCCTTGGGTTGCCATTGAGTGTGATTCCGTGCGTTCGTACAGGTTCCGGGGGGTTCCACTACTACTTCAGGTATCCGACACAAGGCCCACTCCGAAACTCAGCGGGCAAACTTGGCCCTGGGTTGGACATTCGAGCAGACGGTGGACAAGTGGTCGGGCCATCATCTATTCACCCGGATACAGGGAAAGAATATGTTTGGGAACACTACGATGACCAGTTGCCGAGTTTCCCAAATAGTTTATATGAACGCTTGACAAAAGTACCTACTGTGGTGTATAATGAAGGTGAGTTAATTCCCAAAGGGCAGCGGGATACGTTTCTCACGTCTATTGCTGGAAGTATGAGGCGCAGAGGAATGAGTGAAGCAGCAATTTATGCTGCATTGCAAATCGAAAATCAACGGTGTGATCCTCCAAAGTCTGACGAGGATTTACAAAGGATCACGAAGTCGATCATGAGATATGAACCTGAGAATCCAGTAATAACGCAGGAAGTCAGTGTAGAACCTGGCGCACAGGTGGAGAGCCCTACTGTCGAGGCCGGAATGAACCCCGGAGGGGTAGGGGAAGACTCACCGGGGGACGGGCAATTGATTCTTACGAATCCTAGCAGACCGTTACTTCCTGCGTTATTTTCTTTTTCGGATTTGCAGCAAGTGGAAATCCCAGATATCGAAGTGGTCCCTACCCCCCTAAACTTCCTAAATAAATATCTCTTCGGAGGGTTTGGTTTGGGTGAGTTGGCTTTTTTGGTAGCTAAACAAGAGTCAGGGAAAACGTCGCTTTCTTGTGCGCTTGCTGCTCATGCTGTGAAGCAAGGATATAATGTACTTGTCGTCCACTACGAGGATAGTTTCAGAGCGTTAAAAAAGCGGTATACCACGCTCTTTACAGAACCCGGTTTGTCAGATGTATATTTCTTGAACGCGAGAGAGCGTAAAACCGGACTCGTTGAAATTCAAAACGCTATTAGCAAGGTTCGACCCTCGTTTGTGGTTATAGATTATTTTTCTCGCATTCCAGTGTTGAGTACAAATAAAGGTTCAGAGTCTCGATTTCAAGCAAAAGATGTGACAGAGTTGCTCAAAGATATTGCTGTAGCACATGACTGTGCTATGCTCGTGACGGACCACATTACTATTTTGCAAACCAAGCAAAGCGCGAATCCTTATAGAATTTGGGACTATATGGTTGCGGAAGCTAAAATGTATAAAATGGCACTTGTTGATACGATGCTTGGTTTGGCTAGAGATCAATATGATGGGACAAAGCTCTATCTTACAGGGATGAAATTCAAAAGAGAATATAGCCAAATGTACCAAACATTTCAGGTCGATTGGGGGAAGTGTGTGTTCAAAGAATTCTAAACTTTCTACAAATTTGAGGTTCACGAATGAAACTTGGAATTGTGGGGCACGGAGCCGACAAATTTACGCCCGAGACAGCATTACTTGCAAAGGCACGGATTCGAGCCAATATTAAGGCTTATTCTGCTCAGTTGGTAGTTTCTGGTCGATCCCCTCTTGGGGGAGTCGATATTTGGGCTGAAGAGATTGCTCACGAGCTATCCATTCCTACACTTATCTTCCCAGCGAGTACCAATCAATGGGATGGGCCTGGAGGTTTCAAATATCGGAATCTACAAATCGCACACAACTCAGATGTCGTGCTCTGTGTGGTGGTCAAGTCTCTTCCTCCCTCCTACCAAGGTCGGAGATTTGAATACTGCTACCACTGTCGAACACAGGAACACGTTAAATCAGGTGGTTGTTGGACAGGAAAGCAAGCGAAAGCATGTATTTGGGAAGTAGTAGAATCTAAACAGTAGGACGCACCCCGACCATTTTTAACAGGAGATGTGAGATGGAATTTATTCCCTATCCAAAGATTCATGCGTTAGGTTACAAAGGGACTGAAGACCTAAAAGACTCAGGTGTCTTCGTGTCTGAAAAACTGGACGGCAGCAACGTGTCGATTCACCGAACAGAAGACGGGCTTCGCTTGGCTTCTCGGATGCGATGGTTGGACCAGAATTCAAAGCAGTTTGGATTCTTCCTTCTGTGGTTCGAGGAACACAAACAAGCCTTACTGTGGGGGCTCCAACCCGGAGAAACGTTGTGGGGAGAGTTCTGTAACAACCACAATGTGTTGGTTTATGGTCGTAAAGAACCGTTTGTGTTATTTGATTTTTCCTATAAACGTCAAGACGGAGAGTATGTATTTATAGTTCCTACCGTGAGAAATTCTATTTTGGAAGACCGCAACCTATCATTTATTCAGAGTGTCTCTTGTACATATTTTGAGACCCTCGTGGATGTGAATGACCACTTGACAGCGTTGAATACAGCCGGATCAATGTTGGGTGGTCCTGTTGAAGGTGTGGTGATTAAGAACTATGACCGCCTCAGTTCCTACGGTCAACCGCTCTTTGTCAAGATCGTGAATGCGGATTTCAAAGAAGATTTTAAGAAGACGTATGCTATTGGGGATTCCTTGGAAGAGGCACTGTGTCAGATTGTGTTTCCTGAAGCCCGATTCCGCAAGGGTGTACAGCGTTTGAAAGAGAATGAAACATACACAGGAACAGTCACAGATATCGGGAACCTGATTAAGGTTGTACAGAATGATGTTGCCTCTGAGTCGCTGGATACAATCAAAGAATTTCTTTACCAGAAGTACTGGCCCAATGCGAAGAAGTTGCTGAGCTATAAGATCTTCCAACGTTACAAACAAGAAATTGGATTGGGGCCGAAGAGTGAGACAGATAATCTTGGACTGCGAGACGAAGGGAACACAGCCGTTTCAGTTGCAAGCGAGACACCCGGACTTCCAAGTGCTGTTTGTGGGGTGGAAGTCGGGTCCTAACGTTACACAAGACAATCACTCGCGGGTTATTGATGATTGTGTGGTGGTAGGGGCCAACACCAAATATGACACGAAGGCGTGTAGACAAGCTGGCTACCGCTTTGGTCCCAAGACCCGATTCCGAGACGTTGAAGTTGATTGCCACTTAATCAGATCAGATTTGCCAAGCTACCACTTGGTCGATTTGGCAAGGATGTGGGGCTACCCATTTCCCAACTGGAAGTATTTAGTAAACTTCGATGAAGAGTATTGGGAAGACCTTGATACGTTAAAGTGGTACAATCGCCACGACCTCTGTTCCACGGAGTGGATCGCAGATCGAGTCCAACCGTGGATTGTGAAGTTGGGGCTACTTCCTCTTCAAAATCTAATGTCTGACTTCATCGGAGTCATGACTGAGATGGAACGGGAGGGTATGAAGGTGGACCTGGAGGCCCACGCTGCCTTTTTGAATGGTCACGATGAGATCCTAGAGGCTAAAAAGAAGGAATTACTGGCTTTTGCTGAGATAGACTGGCAAAGTAACCTCCAGGTTGGCGAGTTTTATACCCAACAAGGCATCCAGCTTGCCCGTACAGGCACGGAAAGAGGCCAGGTTGATAAGAAGGCCCTATTAAAAATAGAGCATCCTAGCGCCAAAGTGTTGTTGGATTACCGCTCCGCTGCGAAGCAAAGCCAAACATATGGTGCCGGATTTTTGGCAGTTTTGATAGATGGAGTCTATTATCCAGATTATAAGCTGGCTGGTTCTTCAGATGGGGAAAGTAAAGCTCCTGCAACAGGGCGTATGTCTGAGAAGTTTATTCAGATTATGCCACGGGGAGGCACATCGGAGTTCAAAAAGTGCATTGTCTCGAAGTATCCGGGAGGGGAACTGATTTCCTGCGACTGGATGCAATTGGAAATTGCTCTGAATGCTGAAATGGCGTTCTATGTTACAGGCAAGAGATTCCTGCTCGATGATCTTCTGACAGGAAAAGACCTTCACAGCGAGACATTAAAGCGATTTCCTGTGATCCCGAACAGGACCCGAGCCAAAAACGTGAACTTCAGTGTCTTTTTTGGGGGAAAGGGGTACACACTCACACACGAGTACGGACTGTCACCTAAACAAGCCGTTGAGATTCGTCATGATCTACTCGATATACGGTACCCCGAAATGGGTGGATACTTTGATTCGTGCGAGCGAGAGATCATCCGAAACGGAGTGGTTGTGTGTCCATATACCGGGAAACGGCGATTTACCTCGTCCTTCACCGAGGCGTACAACGACAAAATCCAACACATGGGAACAGTGTTCAACAAAATCATGATGATCAAGACGTGGAGAGCCCTAGAGAGTGCAGGATTTAGAACCAGGCCGATGCTAGACGCACATGATGATATCACGTTTGACGCCCCTCCTGAAGAGGGAAGGGAGGTCAAGACACTCTTAAAACAAGAATACAGTCGCATTGCAGAATATTTCAAAGAGTATTTTGGGAAGAATTTGGTGTATCCGTTCAAGGCGGATATGAAGTCTGGGCCTAATCTATTTGAACAAAAGAAAGTGGAATAATATGCACTTCTTTGCTTACAAAGGAACAACTGTGGGTATTTGGGAGTTTGGATTCTCATTTGAATGGTACGCAGAAACCAGTTATTCTGTTTTTTCTCCCGGATTTACATTTAATTGGCAATTTGGATGTTGGTATGGGGCTGTGGGAGTAAATTTTCCTTGACAGCGGTTGGAAATCGTGGTATAATATCACACAATGGGAGATTATCTAATGGCTAAAAAAAGTAAAATATCTTTTCCTAGTGAAGTGTTTGTGTACATTACAGATTATGATGACGGAGTGCCTATTTTTTGTGTGGCGACAACGGAATTAGAAGTTGCGGAATTTTCCGTCGATGGAAAATGTAGTGTTTATACGAAAGGACTTGAGTTGAAATTCCGTTTGGCTGCGGAACCTGTAAAATGACCAACGAAGAGTATCAAGTATGGAGTAAAAGTACAGCGAAGTATCCGCAGAGTTATATAGATATGTTTGATCCTGTATATTTACGCCAGAGGGCAGTACAAACATTCCCGTTCTACTTACTTCTTGGTTTGAATGGGGAATGTGGAGAAGTGACTGAGATTTTCAAGAAGTTTGCACGAAGAAGTGATATTACCCTCACCCAGGAGGAAAAAAATAAGGTGAAGTTGGAATTGGGTGACGTACTGTGGTACTTCACGCAGATAGCGACGGAATTAGGGCTCACACTGAGTGAGATTATGGAAGCAAACAAACACAAACTGGAGGAACGCTACAGTGGCCGGTGAAACTGAAGTTCGTTACGGGAAATATGAGGGTGTTGAGTCGAAGACCGCAGCCCAGTTGAATAAACAGGGCAATTGGACCATTCACAATATGTTGGTGGGTGGTCAGAAGTTAGGTCTTGGCTTCGATAAGAAGCTGGTGTCCGAGCTTCCAATTGGCCAAGGGGTGAAGGTTAATTGCATCAAAGACACCAAGGGGTATTGGAAGGTTGAGAGTATTGAGAAGTGCGACAACCTTCCGATTCCTCGACCGCAGACTGTTGCACAGACTGCGGGAGGGGCTGATGTTCCGGTCCAGGGTGGACAGCGGACTGAGGTTCAATTACAGATTGTCCGGCAGACGGCTGTGAAAGTGGCTGCAGACATTGTGAACTCGGTCTACTCGAACCCAGATGCTAAAAAGAAGTTGGATGACTTGAAGCGTGTGAATCGTGTTGTGATCCTTGCGGATCACCTGACCAATTATGTGTTGCGCGGAACCATCGATCCTGTCAACGAGGAAGGTGTGAAGAAGTTGGCTGAAGCCTTGGTTGAGGCTCCTGTTGCTCCTACGGCTGCCTAATGCCGTATTTGAAACGATCAGACAAAGAATTTTGGTCCAAAGAGTTAGATGCACTCTGTACACTTCTCACAGAAACAAAACATCATAGTCATATTTCTGGGGGAGATGTGAATTATTTGCTCACAAAAATATTGCTTTCGACCCGCCCTGGCCGGTATGAAGAGTATAATACACTCATTGGAGCATTGGAGTGTTGTAAATTTGAATTGTACCGAAGGGCTATTTCGGTTTATGAAGACCAGAAAATTCAAGAGAATGGAGATGTGTATGACTGTTAAACAGTTACATGCGATTATTGAAAAAGTACCAGACGATTATGTTGTGCAGTTTGGAGATTTTAATACTGAAGAAGATGCTTCTACTATTGATGTTCAGCATTTTGTAGAAGAGCGTACAGGTTATCTGGTTCTACGCGCATGAATCCAATAGAATTAGCCGCATTCTTCCGAAGTCTTGGAGGGGAAGTGCTGGTCCGTGTGGGACAGCAGGAGTTTGTGTTTACGTCTGTTGCGGCGGTCTACGATCCACAAGAGAAACTTCTCACCCTACATCTCGAAGAGTATGTCGAGGAAGAGGAAGCTGAGCCGAGTGTATGAGCGAGGAAATCACAGGAGAAACTGCAACCCCACCAGAGGTTAAATACTGGGATCTGGCTGAACGGCTGATTGACGAAGAAATCGACAAAACCTATCAAGCCAGGAAATCACGACGGAAACGACGGGAGTGGTTTGCTGTCAGTAATGCTGGTTTTTGTAAGAGAGCCGCAATTCTCAATCGGTTAAACGCGAAAGAAGAAGATCACGACGTCAAGATGAAGCGGATATTCTGGATTGGCAATGTAATCCACCAAGCCATTCAAGACCTTCTGAAGAAATCTGGACGATTGGTTGCTGCAGAAGAGTTTCTAGCCCCTTACGGGTCTGGGGATCGGTCTGGAGCGTTTGATGACATCCTTCGAGATGATGACAGTAATCTAGTCCTGTATGAGTTTAAGACTAAGGGTACTGGTATCTTCTGGAAGATGGTGCTTAAAGACAAAAAGCCAGCAAAGCACAATGTGTACCAAGCTGTCACCTACTATGACATGAATACGAAATACAACCTTCAAAAATTGAAGGTGGTGTACTTCTCAAAAGAAGACGCAGCCATTCGAGCATTTACGGTGGACGTGACGCCCGAATTACTTGCAGAGGTTCGTGCTTGGTGGGATGATGTTCGAGGCTACTACAGTCGTTCTGAACTTCCTGCAGTTCTTGATCCGGCTTCCCCGGAGGGGAAGTCATGGTGTAAGTCATGTACCTTCAGCAAGCACTGGTGCTTTAGTGATCCGGCTGCGGTTGAAGACAATCTAATTCAACTTGAAGGGTGGACTAGTGAGATACCGAAGTTCCAAATCAGTGACAAGAAACAGGGAGCACAAACGGACGTGGCGCAAGAACAACCCTCTGCCATACAAGATCCAGAACTTGCTGGGGTCCCTTCGACGGACCAAGCAGCCGGTCCCATCAAGAAAAGACGTGGAAGACCTCGTAAACAAAGCATTGGAGACCAAGCAGTGCCCGTATTGCTTGGAACCGTTGACGCTTGAAGAAATTTCAATAGACCATAAGGTGGCGAAGGAACGACACGGATTGCCTGAGCACATGAACGCATTGCACAATCTCCACATTGTTCATAAAAAGTGTAATCGCCAAAAGGGAAACTTTCATCACGCTGAGTTTATTCGATTGTTGAATGTATTTGCCGACAATTCTGAAGCTGATAGCATTCTTCGTTCGAGGTTGAGTATGGCAACGATGGTTTTTTCTCGAAGGTAATATATTTTTATGCAAAAAACTTGCACAAAGTGTAACTGTGTAAAAGATTTAAGTGAGTATTATAAGCATTCTGAGGGTAAGTATAAGCATCACGCTTCGTGTAAAAGTTGTCACTTAGATCAACAAAAACAGTGGCGTAAAACTGTTGTGGGACAGACTATAATTAAAGAATATTCCCGTCGATATTTCAACACCCAACATGGGAAGGCGGTGCGGCGCAAGGGGCACCTACTTCGCAAATATAATATGACTTTACAAGAATATGAACAAAGAAGCCAGCAGCAAAGTGGAGCATGTTTAATTTGTGGTCAAAAAAAGAAATTATATGTAGATCATAACCACGAAACTAATATTGTAAGAGGGTTACTGTGTTGTACTTGTAATTTATTTGTTGGGAAAGTTGAATCTAATGGAAAATTACTTGAAGTAATTAAACAATATTTGTGGAGGTAAGGTGTGGAGGTAACATGGGTAGTGACTTTATGTTTGCTGCTCTCGCCATTGGTCTCATTCTTTGGTATCTTGGCCGTTGAGCCAGTAGATTACCCGTATGAAAAAAAGACTACTCGATTTTTTTGAGGGGCAGCAGCTACGGATTTACATATCAAAGAAAAAGCTAGAACCATACAAAGACTTTGGAGGTCCCCTTCCAGATGGAGTTGAGTATGAAGATGTAATTGTTCTCCACCCCGGTCGGGGTAGGGGTATTTTTGGATTCCTTGATACAGTGCTTCACGAAGTTCTTCATAAGTTGGAACCTGAGTGGTCTGAGGCAGCTATTCGGGTGGCAACAAAGAAGATTAAGAGCCATCTCACGTTTAAGGATAAGCAGTATGTGTTCTCTGTTGTGTTTCAGAAAGCCCAGTGGACAAAATGATCGAAACATGCAAATTATGTGGTAATGGTGAACCACCCATTCGTGAGAGACCAACCTACGAACGACACGGACAAATGTGTACCCGATGTTTCAAGCGACTCTGGAAGGAAGATTACAACTTCAATCCACACCAGAAGTGTGAACCATGGATCTGTGTCTATTGCCGGGTTCCTGTGGAACCAGGAGACAAGGATTCGCTGGGGATTCAAATGTGCAAAGATTGCCGGAGTCGTCTTTCTGAAGAAGTGATACCAGAATGAACACATACACAATCATTAGAAACGTCCTGCTGTTGACGGTTGTGCTGTATTGGGGGGTATCAATTGTGTTGGTGTGTGTGGGGGAGCCTAAGAAGGCAGCCCTGTGGTTTCTTTACGGACTGACAAATGTTGTCCTGTTGTGGGCCGGGATGGGAGGAAAGTGATGGTAGTCTACTTGAGCGGAGGAATATACAAAGACAACAAAGAAGCCACAGACGAATGGCGTGATCAAGCGAGAACTTTGTTACATACTCGCACGATTGATCCATGTCGGGGAAGGGCTCTCTATGATCCAGCAGTATTTACCACAGAAGAGATTGTGACACGAGATAAATTAGACATCCAAAAAGCAGATTTAATGCTGGTGTGGGGAAATCCTGTAGGTGAACATCTTTCAATTGGCACATGGATGGAATGCGAATACGCCCATGCAAATAGCCGTCCAATTGTGTTAGTGTCTAGTGATCATCGGGTCAGAAATCATCCCTGGATACAGAATTATTGTGTGAAAGTTTTTTTTAAAATTGAAGACGCTTGTACTTATATCAATAGCTTTTGGGTGTAAAGATGGATGAACCGAAACGGGATCTTGAGATCAAAGTGTTTGCCAACGAAGACCGAGCACAGTTTGAATTGATCGTCTCAGAAAATGGTGAGGATTCAGGGAACATTGCAATCACCCTCGATCGTCCCATGATTGATTTGTTCACGACAGCGTTCAATTTGCTCTATCAAATTGGGTGGACGAGTCAAGATGTAGCGAAGGTGGTGAATTTCCAGGTGGACTATAATAGTATTGTCGAGGCACGAAAGAAGCGTCACACAGGAGCTAGTCATGAGTGAACAATCAGAAGGTTTGAATCCAAAAGATGTGATTGGTACAAAGAAAATACCTGTTGGACTGCTCCCCGGAGCAGGTATCATTCTTGGTTCACTCGCTATGGCTGATGGAGCAAAGAAGTATCAACCGTATAACTGGCGAGAACAAAAGATTCAGTACACCATCTATTTAGATGCTATGGAACGGCACATACTTGCTCTTCGAGATGGAGAAGATAACGCTACCGACTCGAATGTTCACCACTTGGGCCATATCATCGCGGGGGCTTCGATTCTCGCTGATGCGATTTTTGGTGGGTTTGTGGTGGACAATCGACCAAAAGCTGGTCCAACACCCACCATGCTCGCACAGCTATCGGAGACTAACAACGCTGACAACCGCCGTAGCGGAGTCAAGACGCGCCGGATGAGCTGGCACGCCGCGCCCGGCGCTAAAGCACGAGGTTGTCCTGTTGGTAGTCGGTTTGGGCTCTCTGATCGAAGGAAAAATTAAATGAATCATCACAACACAAATTGGACGGGTCGGCTATATAATCTCTATGAAGGGATCACGAGCGTCAAGCTGTTGTTGTTCCTTTTCATCACTTATATTTACAAGGTGAATGACCAAACATTCGATTGGCAATACGTCACGTTGGCAGGAATGCTGATTGCACCCCGTGCTGCTCAAGAATTGATTTATGCGTGGAAATGTGGGAAGGGAAAAGAGGGGGAGGGCAACCTGTGAGTTTTAGTGATATTATGCTGGAATCTAGTAATAGTAAAGAGGATGAAATTAGTAGTCTCAAACAAACTAACCTCTATTTAAGTGGAGAGTTAAAAAATGCTCGCATGGCTTACAACCTTCGCAACAAGCAATATATTGCGCTACTGGAAACAATTAATGGCCTTGTTCGTTCTGCTCGCTACATCGCTGCGTTTAGTGTATCTGAAGAGTCAGAACGCAAAGCTGAAAGAGTCGGTCAAGCAACACGAGACCAAGGAGCGAATCTTAGAGAAGCATTCAACCGAGGACAACAAAGCCAAAGTGAATCTGGAAGCGGTATCTAAGGCAAAGAGTGCAGATGACCTAAACAAACTGTGGGGGAAAAAATGATCTGCGCCAAGTTCTTCTTCCAAGGGTTGATCTTCGCTCTGGTGTTTGGGGCTGGCTGTGCCAGTATGAAGCCTGTACTGTTGCCTGTGCCTCATAACTATACACGCCCTATCTTGAACCAGGGGTTCTTTAACTGTGTCGAGGGGAATGGTGAGATTGTGTGTCTTCGGTTTGACGATGCTCAAACCCTTATGAAGTATGTGGTTGAGACCGAAGTGGAATTGAGGAAGTGTACAATCACAGTAGAAGAAGTGAACAAGGAGAGAAAATGAACAAACGAATTAAGCTGTGGTTAAAACAATATCTTTCCATAAAAGAACCTGTAGAAGAGGCTGTAACAGTTCTAATGAAAAAAACTGGCGCATCATTTATTTCAAATTATTTGTGGGGAGATTTGAACGTTTATTATACTAACACAAAACAAATCCCTCTTAAAGATGCAGTACAGTTTTTAATGACTCAAAGTGGCGCACAGTGGCAAGAGGGAAACACGACCAATGGACAGTTGGTGATTCCTCAACCTCCACAAGATACACTTAAGATTAACACAATCAGTCTGAAGGCGAAGAAGAAGAAGAAATGAAGCTTGTCTATATTCGATGGCTTGACTCAAACTCCAGTCGTGGGGTGTGGAATAGCCCTTCAGATATCTTGACTGGGGAAGAAGCTATGATATGTGAATCTGTAGGTTGGTTGTTAAAAAGAACCAAAGCGACAACCACTGTAGTAGCTCACATTTGTAAAACTGGACAGGTTGGGGGAGATATGACTATTCCCAATAAAGCTATTGTTCAGCTTACGGAAATCAAAGGACACAGAGCATCGTTGTGAGTCTAAATGATCATAAATCTAATGAACCTTGGGCAAAAGAAGATATTATGAATATCTACATTGTGTACTGCCTTGATTGTAGCTGGGCCTCTGTAGAGAGAACTCAACAGGCTGCTAGAGCACAATCAAAGGTAGGCGGCATTCCTGAAGGATCACATAAAGTACGAATTTACAAAACTTGGGCTCCGATAAAATGGACAGATTAGTGAATATTATCTTCTGGGTTGCTGTGGTCGTAATTGCTGTGTACTTTTTGTACTTGGATGCTTGGTTGTGGTTGTTTAATGAGTGGGCTAAAGTGATGGAGAGATTGCCGTGAGAAAGATTCGAGCACCCTACCGGGTGGATATGATTGCTGCCTTAAAGAACCACGAAACGCGCCTTCGGCAGTTAGAGGGCTTTGTAGTGGGACTAATTCAAGCTGGTAACGCTGCGGCGGCTGAAGCTGAGGTTACTACTAAACAGGAGGAAACTGTGAATGTCGATCAATTGGAATTGGCCTTACAAGAAGGGACTGAACGATTGGGCTCCGTGGTACCTGGTGGCCCGGAGGACCCTAGTGCTGGGACTGTATGTGCCAACAGCCCTGATCCTAGTGGGCCTGAGTTGGTTGGGGTGGGGAACGCGGCAAGCCCGGAGAACGTGGAACGACGTGAGCCCGTTTTAGACATGCCGGTTATCTCATGATCACACACACAATTGAATGTGCTATTTGCCCCTCACGGGTACACTTGGCTGGCACAGAAACCGCAGCGGACTTTGGTTGGGTCTTCTCGGAAGCCATTCGGGAATGGTTCTGTCCGAAGTACCCTGACCACAGCCAATATGCAGACTTTCAAAAAGCCCGAGGCTTACACACAGCAGCCGTATGATCGGCTAACGCCTGATGCTGAGCATCAAACACAAGGTCATTTTGCATCATTTGAGCAGCGATAGCATCTATTTTGTCATTAAGCCGTTTCTGCTCTTTAATCATAGGGTTAGACACACACCCACACATTACAAGGATTAGAAGGGGGTACAAACTGTGTTTGAGCATATCAAGTCCTTTCCTAGGGCCTTCCAGGGGGCTTGTACGAGGTTCCTAGAAGGGATTGTATATTACTACGCAAAGCTGTCTGGATATCTGTCTGTGTCATACAAACAAGGATATATGGCTGGCCAGAGAAAGAAAGTCAAAGGCTAAAGTCGGGGTAGCCCTCCGACCTATTCCCTCACTGAAGACCGTCCCTGGTCTTTCGGTGGGGGAATTTTTTTATTTAGGACCAACCGCCAAAATGTGGTGGTCGTTGTTCGCTAATGCATTGTCGTTATTCGCACGGATTTGATAGTTGACCTGTGTGGTAGAAGCTGCAACAATCGTAATAGAACGATTGGTACCTACTGGAGTCGCTTGAAACGACGGAACATCTGAGAACGCTGTTGAGAACGTAATCGTAAAATCTCCAGTCGAGTTTCTCACAGCGGTAAAACCACTGCCTTCAGTGACCGCTCCTGCAGAATCAACTACCCCACGGGTAATTTTGAGTGTTTCTCCGCCCGTACCGGGCATCTTAAACCCGTCAGTGGCAAAGACCAACCCCCCAGCTTCAATATCTCCACTTGTAGCGATTCCACCAGTTGCAGGAGCCACTATATCGACACCGAGAGCATCAACTGTCGTACTCCCAGCATCAAGGGTTAATCCAACAACGAGATCCCCGCCGATAGTTGTGTCGTCTGTGACTATCAGATCATCACCAACAGTTAAGTCTGTTCCGACTGAAAGCGTCAGATCAATAACGGCACTTCCGTCAACATTTAAGTTACTATCGAAATCAACAGCCCCAGTTACATTTAAAGTACTGTCGATCACCACAGCATCTTCAAATGTATTAGGACTCGTCCACACATTGGTTAACGCCAAGAATCCCACAATGCGAGGAATGGAATCATTCAGTGAGTCAAGAATTCCAATAGACACGGCTACGATGTCATCGACAATCGAACCGGAGTCCATATCCAACACTACAGTAGTTTCTCCCGCCGCGAACGTAGCAGAGGTCACTGTCCCGTAGAGGGACGATGCAGAGAGATCCACTTTCACACGTCTGTTGACGTGAAAGAGATCAAGTTGATCCCCAGGCACCGAAAAGGAATCAACATCGAGGAATGTGACAACCGCCTGTTCTTCGATCCATTCCAAGGACGTGTTGATCACACCGCCCCCACCATCGTCGTCAAACGAGATGAATTCGGCAGTCCACAATACCACATCTAAGGCCGTCTTCAGTTCTAAATCATAAGACCCTTCACCGTAAATTGTGGCTTCGCCGTTACTATCGAGGATCACAGGATTGGTCAACGGTTCCGTGAGTTCTGGATCGGCATACAATGTTTTTGGGACCGTCGTATCGACTTCATAGCTGAATAGCTTCCCGCCAACCAGGGGAAGATTTGTGATGGGAGTAAAGGCTCGAAACTTCGGGTACACAAGGGCAAACATTATTCTTCCTCTGTCACTGTTTGTGGAGCAGCCATCTTCCTAAATTGTCCCAACACAAAGTTAGCAACCATTAACTGCCCAGTCTGGGATAACAATCCTTTTTGTGTCACACTTCGGATCAACTTCGGTCCACCTGGAAGCATCATGGCGATATTGATCAATTCCACTCCATGAGGTTTAGGTACGTCAATCCCTTTGGAGTGTCCACCTGTTTTAACATACACACCACGAATAGGAGAGATCGTATTGAGTGCAGATTCCACCGAATTCTTCGCAGCACCGGACAATTCTTCAATTCGAGAGATCGCTCCCCACACTTTTTCCATATCTTTGCGTTCAGCCACAGAGAAGGAACCCATTGTGTATTTGTTCGCTGGAGCATGAAGTTCTTGGATGATTTTGTTTGAGTTGACTCGTTTGAAGAATCGACCACCTTCAGTCATAGACGACGTAGCACCAGCACCAGCCGCAGTATCTAAAATTTCCAATGCAGACTCGCGGCGATTAGCAATATCTCCAGCTTTCATATAGGTAGCAGCAGGAGAGGCCAATTTGTCAAGGTCTTTCTTCATTCCCTCCAAGATCGGTACCATGTCTCCGCGTCGAGGATCTTTCTTCAGAGTGTTATATGCGGCTTGAAGACGAGAGTGCATTGACTTCCACTCGGACGCAGGGACAGCACCACCAACTTCCAACAGCCGCGCCTGCACAGCTTCAAGATCCTGGTACGCCTTCTCCATCCCTTGAAGGAAGCGGTCTTGCTGTTGAATCGTTTCTCGGGTACCAGTGCCTTCCACCGTGGTTTTAGTGGTCACTGGAGGGGCCTCATAATCAGGAATAGACTTCGTAACAGTCTTCACTTCAGTCCGTCCAGGTGTAGTCGCCACCTGTTTGATTTTCGTTACTTCGGTGGGCTTATAGCGAGCCAGGAATTTTCCAATCTCTCCCAAAGTCTCAGAGGCTTCAAATGTTTCTCCTGTAAGAGATGCCTCATTAACCGCCTTGTCGTATGATTCCTTCGCTGATCGACTGGGGGCCAATCTCCGCATTTGATCTTGGTGGGCCAGGAATCCAGCTTCTTCAGCCGCTTCAGCAACGCGACGAGGTTCAACACGACCAAACTTGCCTCCTGGGACTTTCACCCCACGAAACTGTTTGAATGCTTGAGCAGCAGGAGCGAGAGATAACACATCACTCACAGCCGCGCTACCAAATCTGATTCCTTTACTAAGAGGTCCCTCTTGGGGAGAAGCCTGTTTCATCATCTGTTCCGCTGTGTTGATAGGCAGAACCATACGAGCAGCTTCTTTTCCAGTTTCTTTCAATGCGTATTTAAGTTGCTCTCCCATAGTGTGTTTGATCTTATTGGACAACGGCTCAGGAAATTCCCTCCGATTCCGCAGAACTTTTACCGCCGATTCTTGCTCAGGAGTAAGAGTCTTTTTCCACTCAGAAATTAACAGTTGATCTACTAGTTCTTGTTCAAGGGCCATTACTGAACTCCAGTCACACTATTCCGTAGCACGTCTTCCAGGTCAAGGCTGGAACGACCGATGTTACTAATTTCTTCATCCTTCGGCAATGGAATCTCTTCAAATAAACGAGTCGAATCCTTCCCCCAGATTTGGTCTAATTTATCGTACTTATCTTTCACGCCACGAGTATAGGCGTTCTTTCTTGCCTTCAACTCGAAGTCAATATTCCCGAGAATCTTCTTGAATGCCTTCGCAGACATATTTGGACTCAAGAACGACTGAATCTCGTGTCGAGTCTGTGCATCTCCGGGTCGCCCCATTGCACCTGAAATTGAGGACATCATGGTACGCATATACTCTTCAGTGATCGGATTTGAGAATTGTTTCTGAACAGCCGGTGCTTGTCCGGTACTCAGCCAGTCCAACGCATAGTTCTGAATTAAACGAGCCAGTTGCGGCCAGTCTTCATTTGGAACCTTTCCATGAAGTTCTTTCAAACGAGGCAACGACGCAGTGATTGTTTCTTCAAATGTTTGAATCGCAGTCTCACCCTTACGGAGCAGTTGAATCGAACTTTCTAAGCCCTGTGTGTCTGCTCTCGCAGCCAACAGTTTCGGAGAAAGGCGGCCCTCGTCGTCCATGTATCCTAACTTGGTCATCCACTTCTCAGCATTCTTATGAATTACCGGAAGAATCCCACCAAAGCCAGCCCCAGGAGCGTTGCCCCGAACCATATACTGAAATCCAGCGGAATCAAGAGCCCGCGGTCCCATGTACTCTTCAATTGCTTTAAGTTTTGTGTCATGGGTAGTACGAACATCTTGTTCCTTCAAAATCTTTTCAGCTTCCATTCGGGTCTTGGCTTGGCCACTGGCTATTAACTCAGCAATATTTTTTTCTTTCGTACTACCAGTCCCTCCAGCTTTGATATTTTTCCGAAGTTGTGCTAGAGATATGATAGGATTGTCCAATGCTTCAGCAATCAATGCTTGAGCTTCGGGCGTTGCAGTCTTCTGTAGTCGCAACAATTGAGATACGTCTTCACGACCAGAATTACGAATGGCCGTTTCGGTCTCTTTAAACAATTGACGTTCAGACTGATATTTCTCAAATTCTTGAGTGGTCTTGATTCGATTCATATCGGCGTTTGACGCATTGGTCTGCATATTGACCATCGTATTGACGCGCTCTGCCAATTCTGGGTTCATTTGAACCATCGGGCTCTTAGATAGCTCGAACCAATCAATCTCTTGTGGAGGGGCTCCCTCACCCATCACACCGGGCTCAGCAGTCTCTACCATTGGACCTTGACCACCCATAAGGTTCTCAAAGAACTTGGCAGCATCGCCTTGCTGTTTCAACTTCATTTTGGCAAGCTGATTCTGTAGACGTTGACCTTCTATCTCATTGCCCGCAGCGAGACCTTGAAGTAACGGCTGAAAATCAATTTGCTGTGTTTTAAGTAGTGAAGTATTAATCGGCATGTGAGCCCTTATTGAAATGCTTTGTATGCTCCAAATCCTGCACCAGCACCAGAAACCGCTCCCTGAATCCCAGCAGCCCAAGGATTCTGTCGTCCCAATTGGAGATTAGCCAAATCAGATCCAATTTGCATTTGGGTACCGCCCCTGGCTTGTCCAGTTCCATACTGACCTTGAGCAAGTTGTCCAGTCGCATTCGCTCCAAGCCCTAGGATAGAAGAAAGCTGGTTGAAATACTGTTGCTGACTCCCCATCTCTTGCCCATAACGCCCTTGTTGTTCTTGCATATAGCGTTGAAAAGCATCTTGGAATCCAGTCGCAGCCAAACCTTGCTGGTGCTCTCCAAGAGCTTGCATCGTTGCAGGAGAAAAGAAATTCCCTCTCGCAGCAGCAGCGTTGTTGATTCCTTGTTGACCCTGTTGAAGTTGAAATTGATAGCCGGGGTCATTAAAATAATTCTGCATGTTGAACCCAGTCAATGTTGGGTCCACAAATCTTCGGGCAGCTGCCTCCGTATCGCCCATGCTCCGCTCGCCTAGCTGCATATAGGGATTAAGCGTCGAAGTCATTTGAGAGAGAGCGTTTGTATACTCACTCAGGGCTCTATTACCATACTGCCCTATGAGGTCTCCGGCCCGCCCAATATTTCGATTCGCAGAACGAGCACCTATGACTCCACCCAAAGCTCCAAGTCCTGCCCCCGCTGCAGCCGCGTATGCCCCCGCTGCCATAAATTTCTCCCTTAAATCAATTGTGGAAAAAATGCTGATGACACATAGTCGTCGGGATTTACCCCAGCGTGAACTCGTCACCGTTAATGGTAAGCGTCAGAATGTCGTCGGTATCAGAGTCAGCCTGAATAATCTCTGCAGCTTCCAACACATAATAACAGAAGAAGTCGACAACATTCGCCATACTGCCTGTTGCAGTCGGGGCAATGGGTACTGCGTCTAAAATGCGTGTAGCTGCTCCGTCAGTTCCAATAGAAAGCGTCAAAGTAATATACCCTGCGCTCGGATTTTGAACGTGAATGTGCCGAACGATAGTCTTTGTGACAGCCGGAACGGTATACACCGTTTCCACTGTCGAATCAACTAAGGCTGGTCCAGCTAACCGTTTTGGTGTCTTAGGCATGTTGTGTCTTCCTTATTAGACTATAAGTGGTCGATACCACTCAATCCGTACTGTCGTTGTTGACGCCGCAGCGTTGCTGCCACTTGTCGTTCCAGTAAAACTCAATGTCACGGTTCCTGCTACGGAACAATAGCAGGGGTGTACACCAGAGTCTCTCCAAATACCACTCACCCCAGACACGCCGGTACGGTTAATCGCTGTTCCTGGAGATGTCGTCGCAATAGCACCAGCCGCGCTATGAAAATTTAATAAGGTCCCAGTCCCCGCTGATACATAAAAAGCAAGTTCTTGGAAACCAGACGTTGCCCCGTGTGTATTGTTCACCTTCCAATACACCATGACGATATCCCCGACTTTGACTTCTCGCAATGCCGCGCTAGAAAATAACGCGGCTGTCGCCGTTGTCCATACAGTCGTAGAAATTAATTCGTCAACTGTGCCAATCCGTACATATTGCTGCCGCGGAGTGTACGGTGTTAAAACTAGCGGGGGTTCTTCGTCGGAGTCTCCATCAAGTCCCGCTGGGCCTTGGGCTCCTGTTGGTCCTTGCAACCCAATAGGACCCGACGGTCCTGTTGGCCCAAACATCATCAAAGGCTCTTCAGGAGGGTCAGCATCCCATCCTGGAGGCCCCATAGGGCCGATGCTAGGCCCTGTCGCACCTGGAGGTCCTGTTGGACCTGTAGCACCAGCAGGACCGGCTGTTCCCGTAGGACCAGGAGGTCCTGGGTCTCCGTCTTCGCCATCCGTAGGGAGTGGGAAGGTCACTTGCTCGCGTCCATGTCGATGGTCAGCGCGGGCTACACTTAATGATTCTCCTTCAGCGACCACATCTCGAAAATTACTCGGGCCGGGAACTCCAAACGATTCCCGTTGGTGTTGATGATCCAGCCGTGCAACAGAAAGTGACGATCCTTGGTTGGGGCCATCTCCAGGAACACTTTCTCCAGGGAATCCTGTCGTCACATGAGAGGTATTGCTATGAACCTCTACACCTATTGGTACATCAAGCAGAGAGAGATAGCTTACTCGTCCTGATCCATCAGATTCGGTATGCTCGTGTTCTCTATCATGATGTTGGTCGGGTGTGACACCTAACAAATCATTGTGGAGAATTGATCCGAGACCAGACGATGCACTATTCAAAATCCCACGAAGCAGTTCCAACCACTGTAGCCACGGTTGAGTAATCCGCCCAGATTTCTTATCTTGAAAGTCTGTGTTGTGTGGAACAGGAGGTAAATTCGCCATTAGCGCTCAGAACGGGTACGCTTTCGTTTTACTGCTTTACGACCGACGAGCAACGTAAACCGTTCATCATCCTTTTTTTCGTGATCAATGGCCCATGTGCTAAGAGATGTCACTTTTTCTAGAACATCTTTCACAACCTTCAGTGCCCACAGAATCAAACCTGCAGAAGCGGTTTGGAGAACGGCTGTCACATTAAAATTTGGGAGATCAATCATTAGGAATCCCCCGGCATAATATCTATTGATGCTCCGATCATGACTGACTTCACTGCATCGGCTGTTTGCACTTCAAACATAATATCTCGCGCTAATCCAATTCTTCGCCATATCGCTCTGCGATAACGGTCACCTGTGCGCCCCAGTTTAACTGTTACCCAGTTTGACCACACATGTCCGCCGTCTTTTGACCAACGAAGCTGTGCGGAAGGTTCAATACTCAGCGTAGTAAATGTAAAATCTGCCATTTATGCCACCGAAAGAGGTTCAAAGTGGTAAACTGTTCCTGGCAGAAGGCCAGACAGTTGAACTTCGTGTTCCTCAACAAGGTCTGTGTCGAGCACTGTTTCTGTGCCGTACTCGTCTGTCGTCCCATATTGGACCTGTGTCGTAGCTGGTACGTCGGTATCCCAAGTAATCAGCGCGTCGGTCTCCGTGATGTTCGAGATTACAACATTACTGATTACCACAGCCGGTTCGGTATCAAATCCCACGACATCTCTGGTATTCGTCCACCCTGTCAAGCCGGTCAGGGCTGTTAAGGTCAGATCATATACCCCAAGATTCAAGACGGGAGAGGGCGCAGAATAAAATGGCTGGAGGCCTGTGCGTCTGCCAAGAATAAACCACACTCCACCAGCTTGATACACTCTGTTTATGGTGTTGGCGGAAGTCCATACCACATTAAGAGATGTAGCGGCAACTGAAATCCCATTAAGAGTGGCTGAAATAATTGGAGTTTGCCCACTTTGTTTGCGACTAAACAACACTAGCCCAGCTTCAACTCCCATACATCGGGCTTCATTGATTTCCGGTTGGGAAAGTGCTGTGGGAGACCAGGAAGCCCCAGTGTCGCTCACTGTCAGAGAAGTTACTGCACCATCGACAAAATCTACGGATGCAGCCACATAACTACCAAGAACCGTAGAAAAAACAATTTGTTCAAATTGCTGGCTACCAGGCGTAATCGTCGTCCATACAGTCCCGTTCGTACTGTAAGATACTAGTCCAGTACTGTTGGTTAAGTTTCCACCTACTGCAACGAGGCGATTTTCAGCAAAGATAATTTCTGTGTACTCACTATTCGCTGTCGCTGTGTGTACGAGTGACCATGCGGTGCCGTTTGCTGAACGATAAATCACTCCTGCACTGGTCCCGCTATTCACTCCCACAGCGTAGAAGAATCCATTCTCATAGACGACTGAAGACACTTCAATACCTAAGAGATCCGCTACATAATCGAACGTAATTCCGTCGTCCAACGAAGTCCACACATAACTATCACCATTAGAGCTATCTAACTCAATAGCGATACAGAGTGTGTCAGAGGCAGCAACAGCATGAAATGCCGTAGCAGGGGTGGCGTTCAGTGTACAAGGTATAAACGCTGTGCCATCGTCGCTATACGCTAGTCTCCCGGCCCCATTCGTTCCTGTGATGTTGCCAGCTAGAAGATACCGCATTAGGAAAGCACTCCCGTTTCAAACTCCACTTCTAACGCGGCGACTGTGAATCGCTTCCGCTCATTCCAAATGTGCGGACTGCGACGAGTTTTCACGATAGGGGAACCATTTTCATGATAAATATTAGCAGACATCCGGTAGATGTTGCCTTGGGTCCGGTCTCCCACAAGTTGTTTATTGACAAAACGAACGCCCTCGTTCGAGACCCAAGCTCCAATGTCATAGCTGGTCCGCTCGTGCCACAATGCGGTTGTAAAGTCGTAAATAAATGTTTCTCCTCCGGCCCCAAAAGTAATCACATAACAATCGTTGCCATCCAGGCGGTACGAAAACGCAAACGCATCCGAGACTGTCCGGTAGGCGCTCCACCGCGCCTCAAGACCTGGTGTCGAAATCACTGTTGCTTGGAGGCCACTCGCTGCCACCACACTAATTCCACCGTCTTTATGAATGCCCAACCAGGCTAAGGTATCAGCCACTTGTGCTGCGCTATTCACTGCTACAATCCCCCAATCAATCACGCCAGATGTCGGTTGGAATGGAAAGGGAGATGTACCAGCATCATACCAAATTTCAGTTGTTTGCGTCCCTAGCAAATAAATCTGGCGATGAAGATTCCACACCACTTGAAGAGGATCTGGGTCGGATTCAGCAGCCGCAATCTGTGTTGGGTCCCATCCGGCTCCATTGTTAATATCACTGATCGCAAAAAACATGGAATTTTCCATGCTCACAACGAACCGTTGATTGATAAACATCAACGACGTGGGTTGGAGTACAGGCTGTGGTGATGGTTGGAAAAAAGTATCTGTCAATGAGTTGTAAATGTAGAGACGCTTGCCATCGACAAATCCTACTTCATTGTTGGCATTGTGTTCGATCCACACCTTGCCGCCTGTAGTTTCCAGCGTTCCAATATTCGTTGCAATTTTGTTATTGAGAACTTTGTAAACGGTTTGTCCTGTCACAGCATATAATACATTACCGACTGTGTGAAGACCCCGAATCGGCTGATCTCCGAGCGTCTTCCACAATTCCATTCCCGGTGCTCCAACAAGAATGAGCGGCGTTTTGCCTTCGGCACCAGGAGTGCCTGAAATCGTTGGGACCCAATTAATCGTGCGCTGGTTGTTCGCGTTCTTCGATTGTGCGGGGTAGGACCCCCCAACGAAATCTTGAAGGTTCATTACGGGTCATATCCTGAGTAAATGGTTTGTGTTCTCGGTCGTCGCACAGATACATCAAGAAAGACCGACATATCTGGAGCAGTGAACCCCAGCAACGTGTCAAATAAGCTATTGGCTGCCTCGGCAATCGACGGAGCAGGAACGATCCCGTAATCGGGTGCCAAACGTACCGCCAAATTATAGATGATCGCTTCGAGATACGCTTCATCCAAATCAAATTCTGCATCAAGTGCAGTAATTTCGGCAAACGCTTTCTGACTGTCGATGTGTAATATGTACGGTTTGTCTGGAATGAAGTACAACGTAATCGTACCATTCGGCAGTGTCGCTTCGTAGACCATTCGATTCGGAACACCAATAGTAATCAGTCGGTCTCCGTACAAACTATACTGTTCATCCGAAATAACATCAATAGGACGAAAGAATTGATTTTCATCTTCGAGAGATGCATAAAACACCATCTTTGGTCTCGGAGTATTAAAATCTGCTCCTACCGTTATTCCAATTGTGTAGATTCGTTGGTTTGGAATTAGCGTTAATTCATCTTTGGCAGTGACAAGAGTTGCAACATTCCGAATTGACCATGAAGCCAGCATTAAATTCAATGCTCGTTTCGCATCCTGGGAATCATCAGCAGAGAGAGTTTCCCCTCGACCTAAGATTCCTAGTTTCTTGAATGTGCTATTGATAATGTCCTGTGTCGTGATTACCACGCGATTCCATCCTCTTTATTAGTCGTGCCCACAAATGCCCTCGGTATCGTCCAATGATTCCCGTCTTATAAAAGACGGTCTGTTGGACATCAACCTACACCACCCCCACTCAGTTGGCTAGATGCCAACCTACATCGTACTTATAGCTTCTTAGCTCGAAGAATCCACAATGATTCCCAGAGTATCCAGCGCAGTCAGCAAACTAGCCAGGGCAGCGTTACCACCGCGCGAGCCAGTAACCGTTTGCTGAGCAACAGGAGTTGCTCCGTGGAACGAAATTGGATCGGCAGAAGTCTGCCCCAGAGTCGTTCCATCAGGGTTCTTTGGATTATCAAACCGTTTAATTGATGTCGTAGTTGAATCCGCCATCTCTCATTCCTCCTTACGCACTACCAAGGACACGAACCGCCAAATCAGGATAGGTGGTTTTCCACCCATACATCACATCCAAACGAGCAATCTGAAAGTCATTGGTGATATCGTAGTCTTTGATCAAGCGAATCGCCATACCCTGATACTCAACCGACTCACTCCACACCACACCCTCCGGTACATCCAACGGCACCGTCACCAGAGAGAACGCATTCCGCTGAAACGCCAGGTTCGCTTTGTGCGAAGCCAAGAGCGTGACAACATCCGAGCCCGTGGTCGGCAGAGCCGTCACGTTCTGGTAAGGACCAGTGGCATACATCGCAGGAGAGATCGGCACAGAGGTAGCAGTCGTGACAGACGTAGTAGCCGTCACAACGAACTGAGCCGCGTAATCAAGATCCTGTTTATTGATCGGATTGATTGCGTTACAAACCGCAAACGTAATCACATCCCCTTTGACCAAGGTACCAGGAGTACCAGCAGTCAAACTCACCGAAGTTGCACCTTCAGCAGGATTCGATGCGAGCGTAATCGTCGCAGCGGTACCAGCAGTGTGACTGAGCACATTCTGACCTTCGTAGAGATCAAAACCACTCAACCGACCCACAGACGCTTCCTTGGTGATATCTTCAACGAGCGAAGGCTGAAACACATTCGCAGTCAATGACCCCAGCAAGGTCCGAGCAGAAGCAGGCTTCAGCGCCGCGAAGCGGTCATTCTGAGGCACAGCGAACTCGGTCATCTTTTGTTTCGTATCAAGCAGGGCGTCAAAATCAACTGACCCACTCGCAACACCAGTCGTGTTGTACACATCCTTATACAAGCTCGCACCATCCATGTCAACCTGATTGGCCAACTGGATACAAGCCGGTTTAACGTACCGTTCGACATATTGGTCAACGGTCAACGTCAGGTCCCTCGAAGAGAAGGGCCATCCCACATGATATCGGAATCCGATCTGAATCGTGTCAGACTGCTCAGTAACATTCTGCAGATTCAGAGGGGCACCCGAAGTAGCAACAAAGCGCACCGGCTTGCGGTAGGTGACTGATTCACCAACCTTCATCCCGAAGTCCGCTTTGTACTCTTTGTTCGCCAAGCGAGCGAACACGAGGTTGTTCACCAACTGCAACGCCGCTTCCTTAGCGATAATTGCAGGAGTGAGTAGCGTATTTGCCATTTACCTTCCTTTTAGCGTTTCCGCCCTTTCCACGCCGTGGTCGATTTGCGGTAGTCCGCATACTCGTCCATAGTCATGTCTTTGGGGTCTTTCGACACTTTATCTGTGCCATTCCCACCGACAGCTTTAATTGGCGCAGGGGCATCTGTGACTTTCTTTGGTTGAGAAGGCGTGAGACGCTCTTCCAACCGTCCGATTTCCCGTGCTACGGCAACCGGATTCAAACGATTTAGGCGATTGGTTTCCGCCACGTTCTTCGCCAAATAGTAAGCGATTTGTGGCCCCATCTCGCTGTAAAGCACTGCTTCAATAAGAGCCGGAGACTGGACAAATGCAGGATTTGATACCGCAGCATCGTAGTCTGGGGTCTTCTCTTTGAACTTCTCTACACTTTGCACGAATTTCGTTTGCAAGTTTTGTGCTTCAGTTTGAACTGATGCCGTAGCATCTCGTTTCTGAAGTGTGACTTGCACTTTATAGTCTACGCACGCATCAATATAAGCATCATAGTTGTCGAAGTCGTCGGCCTTCGGCGCAACAAGTTGAACAGCCTTGGGCTCAGGTTTGATTTCTTCAGGCTTCTGCCCTCTTTCAAAGAGCAGTTTCTTGTAGGCTTCCCGTTCAACTTCGGCAGACTCGCGTAGCCGTTTTTCCTCTTCGCGCTGTGCAGTGAGTTTTGCGAAACGCTTTACTGCCCACTCCGGGGTTTGATCCTCAGGTGGTTCGTTTGCATCTGGTTTGTCAACACCCGTCTCGGTGTTAGACCCTTCTGGTTTAACGACAGCGCCCTCTTGTGAGGTAGTATCTAGAACAACAACTTCAGTGCCCGTATCAACGGTATCGGTAGCTAGGTCAGCCACGTTAGTTCTCCCCTTTGCCTCAAATTAAGGTTTGAGTACCTGTTTGGTGAAACCTTCTCTTATCTCGGACTCGATTTGTGAGGGCTAAACGAACCCTTGTGCATCGGATCTGGATCGAGAGACGGCTCCGGTTGACGATCTGCGCCAAAACCTTTCGGTTTCGCCTCGGACTCTTTGACCACGGCTTGCTTCGGCTGAGCCTCGTCGGTATGAATTTTCACAGATGATCCTTTCTTGGTTTAGGTGTCTGTGTTTTGCTTGGCCCCTTCGGAGCCCTTGAGCAAATCTGAGAGAACGTCAAGAACCATTTTCTTGACATCGTTACCAGCTTTATCTTTCTGTAATTCAAGAGCCGCCCGCATGACTTGGATCTTTTCCTCGTCAACTTTAAGCAACTCTCTTTGAACTTTTGCTTCTGCTTGCTGAGCCTTCGACTCTGAAATACGTTCATCAGACGACGGTGGCTGTTGGGGAATATTTTCAGAACCAAGCAAAATAGCCGGAGGAATCGTTCTCTTGAGTCTCTCAGAAATTTCCTGAGCAAACTCCCAATCTTGGGACTTCGCCACCAAATCTTGAATCAACGGCGCAGCTTCAGGAAAGACTGAAGCAAAACCTAACATCCCAGCAGCAGCTTCCTGTCGAGCAGTTGTATAAGATGGCCCTGTGTCCACCATCGCTTCATATTTGCCAGCAGACAAATCATTGATCATCTGCCCTCGCTCTTCACCAGGCTGATTGATCATCACAGGCGTCTCTTCTCCTGTGTGTTGCCGAATCATCAGTTCTTGAGCAGTATCATGAATCTCTGGAATGATGTCTACGAGAATTCGACCAGTCAGGCGCATTGCCTTGCATAGGTTGTCCACATACGCGAAGTTGCCTACATCACCTGTGCGCTCTTTCGCTTCAATGGCCTTCCCAGTGCGCTCATTTCCATTCATTCCAAGTGAGGCTTCGTGGAGACCCATCGTCCCTCGAATGTCTTCGAGAGCCTGAGTCGAACCCTGAAACATCCCAGGAGACGCAGCGGGAGGCTGTTGTCTTTGGGGTGGACCTTGAGCAGCCGGGTCTCCATTATATTTGAGATATGCAATATTACGCTTATTCGCCAATTTCCACTGTGTTTCGTGGCCTTCGACTTGCTTCGCTGTGCCGATCCATGGAGACTTCGGCTGTAACGCGACGAACTCTGTTTCTGCAGAACGCCAGTAATTATACATGCGCTGAGCGTCTTTGGCCATACGAACCATCCCACGGATGAATCGTTTGCCATCCACTACCACCATTTTTCCGTATACAGGGATAATCGGAATGATGGTACCAGGAAACACTTCAGGCCCCTCCAACTCACCCAAACCATAGATGACATATCGCTTCACTGTGTGTGAAGATACCATTCGGTCTTTGACAATAGTAGGGACTTGGGACTGTATAGGTTGTCCACTTTCCAGAGCAGCTAGGTTCTCTTGTAACTTGGCTTGCTCAATAGCCTCCGTAGCTTTTTCGGAGGTCATGACACGACCGTCAGAAAGTTGGACAATTTTCTTTTCAATAGCTTCCCGAATCCAATATTCGGAAATCTTCACTTTATCTTTTTCAAACCAACCAGACGAATCGCCTGTACCTGACTCGGGAATCGAGACGGGTTGTTTCTTGGGGTATCGTCGCTTAAATTCGTCACGAGTGACCCACTCAGTCACGAAACACCAGTTTGCGTCTTCCTTCGACAAGTCGTAAGGACGAGGATCGAAGTAGACACTAAGCGGATTTGGAATCCACTCAATACAAATCTTTTGGTTGAAGGAATCGTCACCTTCATACTTTGTGATGATTCGCCATGCCCCGTAACCGCCCGTTACCATTGACTCGGCTGCACTATCATAGACGCTCTCAGCCGTCGAATAATACTCGATATTACGGATAATGCCATCGAAGATTTTAGCAATAGCAACAGATGCAGCGCTGGTCGAGGGTCGCACTTTAATACGGGGCCGATTCAACCGAATATCGCCCATAATCTGGTCAACAAACTGAGGAAGCTGATTCAACACCAATGAGGGGCGGCCATCGAGATCACGATCCTGCTTAATCCCGGTGTCCCACTGCTCACCGTTCATAAACCGCATGTCTTCTTGGAACGCTTGCCGATTGTGCCGATCATACTCTGTCGCAACGCGCATACGCGACATTGCTTCTCGTATGAAGTCTGTCTGCTCCGAGACTGGAGAGGCTTCTTCTTCAATCGTAGTCAATTTAACCTCTCATCCAGCTTGTGTCACTTTCAGCCCTGGAACCATATGGCCTTCGCATCTTAGGTTCTTCTGTCAACACTTGGACCTCTTCATAACTCTGCGCGAATACTCGGAATCCATCTGCGCCATGAGATGACCATGTATGTGCCGGAACCGCTGCAAAAATCCGTTTGTCTTGATCCCACTTCTTGTGATAATCTTTTAATGCTTCTAGACCGCGCTTACACTTCACTGAATTGAAATGGCATCGCGGAAAGATTGACCGAACAGCCTGAATACCATCATTGATAGAAATCTTAGGCACCACTTCAAAGAAACTCAACTTCCCCGTAATCGAAGATGCCACATCAAAAGCATTCTTTCCAGATGAAAAGTCTCTCTTCTTGATATCGTGGGGTGCGTAATTCTTTCCATAGACATAAGGCTGTTTGTACAGATGTTTGATATAGTGCTCTACACCTTCGCCCGAATCTTCGTAATAGTCGATAAAATGAACTGCGCGACCGTGTTTCTGATAAAACCAAACAGTAGTTGCATCTCGTGTCCCAATATCCCACGCAGTGTACACTGGAAACTTGGGATCGTAAGACACGTTAATTCCAATTCGGCCTTCGGCTTCGGCTTGCTCCACCAATTTGCCATAATAGCTGCCTACGCGAGTTCCAGTGAAACTACAGTAGTATTCCTGTTGTAGAAACTCTTCGTCCATCCCCGACAGTCGATCTTCTTCGATCATGTCCTGTGTTACTACAGGCGTTACACCATCTTCTCGGAAGGTGTCGTTTACTGTCAGGATGTTCCATCTCCACCGGGGATTGAATTGTGTTTTGTGGTAGAGATCGTAATAGTGATTTTTCCCGCAGGGAGTGGAATTGAAAATGGCGAAACCACCATTCTCTGCAAGAATGGGTCGAAACGTATCCCACACGGCAGGGTCAGAGAAGGCAAACTCTGAGAAGACGACTCCGAGGGGATTAGTTCCACGATAAGCTCCTGCATTATCTGATCCTAGTAACTGAATAATTGATCCATTCCATAACGGCACCAACATTTCAACTTCTTTAGGATCACCTCTCCGTAACTGCTCGGGAATGTGATCGAGGAAGCGTATTCCACTCTTCCCTCGCGCTTGCCACACAGCTTTTCGAGCTTGGTTGAGCAGGGGAAATATGTAAAAGTAGGTGCCCACATTCTTTGCGGCTTCACGAATCAGCGCATTCCAGCATGTGACATCTTTACCTGCGCGGCGGTGCCACACGGCTCCAATGCGTTTAATGCCTTCGTCTAAAGCAGTAAAAATTGGAGTTTGGTAAATACGCGGAGAGTATTTGTAAGGGATATCAATTTTAGTATCCTCTAACAATTCCTGTTTGAATCCGCGCATAAATTTTATCCTAGTGGCACTCGCGTTGTCAGGAGGTTATCTGGCAACGTTTGTATATCTGTAAAAAGTTCTTGTAAACTAGACAATTTGTTTTGATAGAGTAATATAATCTCTCTCAATGCCGCCAGATCAATCGCACTAAGAGTATTTGGAAGTTGCACACCGGAACGAAAATCATACTCTTTAACACTAATTTCTGGATTAGTTTTCGTGCCGCTGAGTATAGCTCCGTTTTGCTTTACAATTCTATATTCATCAAAATTAAATGACAATTTATCACACTCCTAGGTATTCTAGTGCAAAAATCGGATACCCTGCTATACTATTGTTTCCAATGACGACTCTTGTGCCCCCTCGGGCTCTGCGTGGAGTATTCTCCGAGGTACGAATGACCAGTTTCAAGATACACCACGTATTGGTAATTGCCACGCTCTAAACCGTCTCCCCGAAAGGGGAGTAGCGAGAGATGAACGATCATAGCACGTTGGTCCGAGCAGATTTGAATTTCAACCACCGAACTTCCATCGACTTATTCGCAGCGATTGTAACTTTCTGGTAGGTCCCCAACAGAGCAATCAATGCGGCAGTTGGGATGTTTGTTGTGTGTGTGGCGATCAACGTCGGAGAAGCCACATTGACACCCAGCGACATGTAGTAGGATACTGACGTGCTGGTAGCAACAATTTCAATCGTGAGCCCGTCAGCAGCCAAACTCGTTGCTACTCTATCAAGGATTCCTGTATTAGTAGTTGTTTCATTCCCACTCCCCGTTCCGTCTTTCGTCACAGCAAACCAATTCACTGCAGAGGCCGTCGCATCAATCCGGAAAAAGCATCCAGTGCTGGCTCCTGCGGTCTGATAGCCGGTACCCATAGTAGTCGTACTACCTAACCCTACGATTTTAATATTTTGGATCACGGCATTGATCGAATCAAAATAGATTTTGAAGTGGATAGACGTGCTAGATAACGCTAAGGACCTTGCTGTTCCCGTCGGAGAGGCAATGGCGAGTGTTGCATAGTTGGTTGCAGTGCCCCCAGAATTAATTGATAACAACCCGTCATCATTTCCAAAACCTCCACCGACGGTTCCACTAGAAAGAAAACTCGCAAAGCCGTTATCAAGGATGGCTGTTGCTCGGAAGAGAAATTCAGTCGTGAGATTAAACTGATCTTCAATAGGAATAAGGTAGGGGTCAACAACAGTCCGGTCGTGATCTGTGGCCCCGTGGGCTTGGTTGTGATGTTGGTTCGCTGTGACATCATCTAAATCAGTGTGACTAACCAGTAAATCACGACCTTGAATATGTGAGTTACTGTGATTGTGGGCAATAAGCATTGTCCCACTTAACCACGATCTGCGATCTTGGATGCTAGTAATGACCCCTCCACTTGTATATACAAGTCCTAGGGGAATCGATTCAGTTGGAAATTCGATTAATTGTTGTGCAACGCCTGATTGTCCAAGATAGACGTGCATAGCTGACGTATTATCTGGGAGAACAAGAGTTCCCGCCGACAATACTGATATCAAGTTATCAATATGATAGACACCGGCTGCGAAATTCAGTGTTAAACCACCGCCATCGGTCAATTCAAAATCCGTGTGGTCCGGTGTGCTGTGGCTCTGATCGTGATGCTGGTCTGGTGTAACATTAGTAAGATTATCGTGGTCAACAACCCCCGAACCATCAACTCCATCATGTGTGTGCTCTTGGTCGTGGTGTTGATCCGGGGTTACACCTGTGAGATCGTCATGACTAATAGCACCGGCTTCCGCCGTTGTTCTTGGGCGATAGTCCAAAGTTTAGCTCTCCAAATTAGTTGGTCGGAATACCAGTCTCAATCGCATCTTTGAGTGTGTTGCTCTGCACGTCATGAAATAATTTGTTCTTACGCAGGTCTTCCACCCACACCAGCTTCAGTCTTGTTCCCGACCCACAACACGCCGGTCCCGATCTGAAGAACAGCGGAAGCCATCGTCGCGTGGGCAATCACACTGTCCGAGAAGAGGCCGGTATTCGTGTTGCTGGCATTCAGTTCAACATACGCCGTTGCCGCCGAGCCATCTTCAGCCCGCAAGAACCGATGCGCGTGAACTTCCAAGTCACGAAACATGATGCTCGCCGTTGCCCCTGCTTGCAACTCTTCAGTAATATGATTGGTCAAATCGTGTGACCAGCAGTCATAGAACCGAGGCTGAGTCACCGCGCCGTAATCAGACGCCATAAGGACCACTCCATCCGTAGACCAGGCGATCTCACACCGAACGTAGATATTGTCCGACGCATCGTTGTCGTTGGTGGCGTTTTGAGCGGCCACACTGGCAGGGCCGACTTTGAGCGCGTCAGCGCCCCCTTCAAACTTGCAGTCAATCCCCCGGAATCGGCGGCCGAGAATGTGGGCACCACCACCTGTCCCATCACCTTCACATCCGATGTTAACAGCAGTGACATCCTTTGAGTGGACAGTTAGCGCCACACCGTTAGTCAAAGCTTGGATAAAGGTAGACCCTCGACCACCAGCACCGATGACTGTGAGATTGGGCTTGGTAACAGGGATGACCACGTTCTCAGCATACGCACCTGGAGCTACGAAAATTACGTCATTAGCGGAAGCTGCCAACACGGCTTCTGCAACTGTCTTAAAAGCCGAATCCCAGCTATTCCCAACGCCGCTTTGTGCCTTCGCCGTGTCCACATACCAAGAGTCTCCAGACGGATTTCCCGCCAATGCGTTGCTCAGGGTATCAGCCAAGTAGGTACCCATTTTGTTCGCTGGATTTGAAAGACTCGTGTTCAATCTCGTTAATCGTGACATCTGCTCTCCATAAAGTGTGTGTGGAAATGTTGGGATTAGAGTCCTTCCACGTTGAACTCTAACACTTCTATTTGAACTGATTGGCCGGTATCAGCAATACCGTACAACGCACCCTTCGCCTCTCGACTAAACTGACTCGTTCCTAAAACCAGCGTATCACCGGCTAACACTGAAAATCCTGTAGCAAATGTTACAGCATCTCCACCAACTTTTACATTATCAGTGAGATCGGGATTCTTCACCAAAAGAGCTTGACGACGGCTATTCACATCAACAATTTGTGTTCTAGCGTCTGTCACCGTCACGACCTTTGCATGAAACACGGTGTGACCTTTAAGACATATCTGGACGAGTAAAAATCAATACAGATACGGTTGCGCTTTCAGCCGCGTTACAAACTGCATACAGCGATCCAGTTACAGCCCGGTTAAACTGACTCAATTCCATCACAAAAGGCTGTGCTCCGGCTGCCAAAATAAAACCAGTTGTATAGGTTACTCCCTCACCACCCAATGCCACTTCATTGGTACCTTCATTTGTGATAGCCACATATTGTCGTTTAGGATTTGTAGCAAATAATTGCACAACAGGGTCGGCATCAACAGCAAATTTTGCACTAGAAAACATTAGCGACCCTTCTCTTTGGGTTTCATGCTTTTTGAACCAAGACCTTTGATCCCTTTATATCTTGAGTCCACCTTGCCAGCTATCCTTTGTTTGATAACCATATCCCGCACCATCTCGCGGCGGGTGTCTTCGGACATTTTCATCTTAGGCTTCATTATTTTTTCTTACTCCCCGAGGCCAAGGTTTTCACCATACCCATGCCAAATTTCTTCTGGTACGCTTGGCGATATTTGTCAATTTCCGCAGTAGGTAACTTCTTGGCGCGATATCCTGCCAATGCCTTACCCCAAGCAGAGCCCTTTTCCTCTTCATCTAGGTCGAAAAGTGTGTTATTGCGTGGTGTGTAACTCTCCATTTATTTCCCCTTCAGTGATTTGGGTTTCTTCGACCGCCTTTGAATCGAGTAGGCTATCGCTATAGCTTGTTTCGTCGGCTTCCCCTCGCTCATCAGCGTTCGCACGTTGGTCCGTAACGCTCGTTTGGTCCGGGATTTGTTCAAAGGCATCTTCAATTTCCTCTTGGCTCAAAACCTTTACTTTGGGAGCCGGAAGATGGCCCTCAACCATGAAATTCTGGATATTAACGGTGATCGACCCTTTTTTAGAATCTTCCCCTTCGGCTGCTTTCCCGAACCCGCGAAGTTTTAGGCGGGCCTCGTGGGCTCGCCAATCTGGGTCCTTTCCAAGAGCTTTGAGATCGGCAAGATCACACTTGGCTACAGCCTCTCGAATGACCTTCAAAAAGACCGCGTAGACACTCCTAGGTTGTTCGTGTCCTCTGGTTAACCAATATTCGAGGTCTTTGACTTTGATACCTGCATACGCCGCTGCAGTTGGAATCGGAGCCCCAGCTTCGAGGGCTTCTACGATTTTATTGGTCACAGCTTCAATTTCTTTGAAGGAATCCGTGCGTTTCCGCTGGGCCATGTCGTTTTTATATCCGTTGGGGTAGCGTTTGGAGAGTCGTGCTGGAATGTTCTGACGCAGCTTTGCCCAAGCTTCCGGGGATTTATCCTCGGATTTGTTGGGGAATTTCCACTTTTTGGCTACGAGATCCACTTGGGCTACGGAAGCTAGTCCGTGCCGGACATCGTGACGAGCTTTCCCCAATGGGGATTTATTTGGAATGTCACCCATTTGAGGCAGTTCTCGATTGTATGTTTATAGTATATCACACTTTTGAACAAAAGTCAAGTAAAAAATGCACGGATCTGAACTTTTTTTGTTTGTGTGTGTCTTTTTTACCACACTTAAAGATTTTTTGGATTATCTGTCATTTTTTTCTTGACAAATCCTAAAAAGTATGCTATAATATCTTTAGGCCCCCGGAGGGGGACTAAATGTACTCACCCACCACAGTCTCTAGGGAGCCTCCTGTGGCGAAGACCTGAAGGTCGGTCTTCTGACCTTCGGTGGAACCCCCTTAAAGCTGCTAGCCTTCCCCGGCCTGTCCTTCGGACATAGCCGTGTCATATCCCCTAAAAACCCCTGGTAGCTCCTAGGAACCTTTCTCTTCCCCTACAACACAAACACACACACTACAACCTCAAGTCTTCTCCTAGAGGCTTTTAAGGGCTTTCTGACTATATCACCATGTTGTGTGTGTGTTGTGTGTGTATTGTATTACACTAATAGGCCCGCCCGAAGGGGGTTCCGGGCCAGGAATCAAGGTTTTTTGGGTCTAGTGAGTGCGTACCTCCTGTTAATACAAAAAAGAGACTACCCTTCCACGCACATCCCCCCCTACACAAGTACAAAACACAAACAAATACACAGACATATACATCCGGCATTGTGTTGTGTTGTGTGTGTTGTAGCAAACACACTACAACATGCTATGCCGAAGGCTAGAAGCTCTTCCTTCGGAGCTTCGCTTGTAACATGCTACACATACATGCTACAACACAATGTTATGAGTATATGTTTGTGTGTGTTGGAGTGAGTGTGTGTGTGTGTGTGTGCCGAAGAAACGAGACAATACTTGAGCCCCACCGACTCAAGGTGTCAGGTTTCTTTACACAAAACACACTACAAACTGTAAAGAAATCCGACACCACAATATATAGTGTATGTAATTTACTACACACACAATACAATTCTGTATTCCCCGTGTAGTACATAAATGTAGTGTGTTGTGCTCCAAATTAACACGAAACTAGCACCGAAGTATGGTCAGAAGGCCCATAACTTCAGGTCTTCGACACGGAATAAGCCTTGACGTTTCTCAGTCTAGGGTTTAGAATGAGCATAGTTAGACACAAACAAACGGGAGGGACAGACAATGAAGGCGTTGATATGGCTTGCAGTAGTAATAGGGTGTGTGTACGGGGTCAACTATTGTGTTGGGGCAGTGTTTTCTTCTGCCACGCCCCTTAACTCTGTTGCCATTCACACCGAAGGTCAGAAGACCGACCTTCAGGTCTTCGACGGGGAGGATTAAACTATGACTCTTAAACACTTTCAAGCGCTAGCTACTTTGGTCCGTTGGTGGGGTTCGCAGGACGCGCCGTTAAGCGTGGACATTATTGCGAATGACCTTGCAACATTCTGTCAATCGCACAATCCGGGATTTGATAGGGAACGGTTTCTCACGGCGTGCAAACTCTCACAAGCTAAAAACTAATGGAGGGGCTGAGCCCATTGCTTGACGCAATCCACAGCTTAGGTTACAATGAATTAGAAATAGAAGATGTCGTGACAGGTGAAGTCAACCCTAAAATGGAGGGCTAAAACATGGCACACGAATTAGACTTTACAACGGACGGTCAAGCCCGAATGTTCTACGTTCAATCTGAGGGCCAACCTTGGCATGGGCTAGGAAACGCAGTACCAGCGCCGTTGACCGCAGAAGATGCGATCATTGCTGCGGGGATGGATTGGACGGTAAACCTTAAACCAGTGTCAAACGAATTCGGAGTGATTGCGGACCATTTCAGCGTGGTAAGAGACGATACGCGGGAAACCTTTACGGTTGTCAAATCCCGCTATACGCCAGTCCAAAACCGACAAGTCTTTTCGTTTGCGGATCAACTAGGCGTGTCTGGGATGAAGTATCACACAGCGGGCGCAATTAGGGGTGGGCGCAAGGTGTGGGTTCTGGGCAAACTACCAGGATCAATCAAGGTGATCGGTAAAGACATTGTGGAGAAATATGTGCTCTTCAGTACGGCGCATGATGGCTCGCAGCAAATTCGAGCCATGTTAACCCCCGTCCGTGTGGTGTGCTCGAACACCTTGCACCTTGCGATGTTGGACGGGGAATATCTCTTCCAGTCCAAACACACGTCAGAAGTCCATAATAAGATCAAGAAAGCTAAGGATTTGTTTGTGGACCTGGCGAAGAAAGAGGCAGAGTTTACCACGGGGTGTCAACGGATGGCCCTAACAAATGTCAATGACGAGCAAATAGAGGCATTTCTCTACAGCGTCCTAGGCTACAACGTGTCGGACCTGTCCAAAGAAATTCCGACCCGCACGAAAAACAGTGTAGCGGCGATGCAAGACCTTGCACAATCTGGCTTAGGAACGGACCTTGACGGGGTACGCGGTACGCTGTGGGGTGTTTACAACGCCGTGACAGAGTACGTTGATCACCACACCACCCGGAGGGAAGGTACAGATCACAATGACGCCATATGGTTCGGTAGTGGTGCCACTTTGAAAGAAAAGGCATGGACTAAAGCGCTAGAATTGGCAGTCTAAGCAAAAAAGACCTTGACAGACCTAGGGCCATGTCTCTAAACTGGCCCGTATGGGAGGCCACGCTATGAGCGAAACACAGAACCTCAACGATGATCACTTAGAAGATCAATACGGCGACATTGTAGAAATGCTCGCCCCTGAAATCGAGCGCCGTACTGGAACTGATCGAAGGACACTAGATCAATTACATGACATTCAAAGGCGCGAACGCGCAAGGAGGGCCAATGCTTAACAAACACTTGCTCTTAAAATGGTCTAACAATAACCGCAAACTGAAGAAGACTGGAACTGTAGCCTTTAGCCTTCCAGCGATTCAGGCTTGCCCTCAAGCGGGAACATGTGCTGCGATTTGTTACTCCACACAAGGCGCTTACGTCTATCCGAATGTAAAAGCGGCACGTCAGTTTAATTTCAACGTGGCGCAATTTCAACGCCCATACTTTGAGCAAGCGTTGTACCACGATCTAAATTTGATCAAGCAAGAGTCAATCCGTATCCATGATTCAGGGGATTTTTTCGATCAAGCGTATCTGGATACATGGCTTAGAATAATGCTTCTATTCCCTCAGAAGCAATTTTACGCCTACACAAAAAGCCTTCACCTTGACTTCAGTTTGGCACCATCAAACTTTACGCGCATTCAATCACAAGGCGGGAAACTAGACCGCTTCATTGACTACAGCAAGCCTCATGCTCGCATCTTTACAACGGATGAAGCAAGGATCAACTCGGGATACTGTGACGGAAATATTAACGACGGAACAGCACAACGCGGAGAAGTCTTGATAGGGCTTGTGTATCATGGAAACCGGGGATTAACAGAGGCCCAACAACACACATTCAAATAGGGAAGGAAGGCTACCCATGCCAAAATCTAAACTGTACCGCGTCATATGGGAAATTGATATTGTCGCA